AGAGTATTTCAAAGAGACTTTATTTGGTTTCTTAATTATAACAATCAGACCCACAATTTCAATGATGGGATGATACTTTGTAATGGTGAGGTGATATAAATTATGCAACTAACTGCAAGATCAATAGTATTAGATTACTATCCTATTAAGACATGGAGTAATAATCTTATTCCTGAAAAGTATCTAAGAATATTAACATTTAAGGGTCAAACTCAGACTAAGAGAATAATAACTGAGGCACAATTAAATGAGGAGATAACAGATAGGGTATCAAATTACAATTACAATGTAACAGATAATCATACTAATCGTCCACAGTTCACATCACAAATTGGAGGTACATTATGACTGAATTAGTATTAGTTAAGACTGATCAAGTTTATGACTATTGTTTACAATTATGTGACATATTAGATGATAGATTTAGGAAAGAATTCCCCACATTAAATAATACTTTTACAGTAGATAAGGGAAGAAAGTATTATCGTGTTTGGGCAATTGATAATCAAAAGACTATACATTGCTTTGTTAATATTAAAACAGGAGATGTATTTAAACCAGAAAGTTATAACAAACCAGCAAAACATGTAAGGTATAATTTACTAGATGATGAGTCAAGACAAAGTATGTTTGAAAAGGCACATTATGCAGGAGGTTACTTATACTTAAGATGATGAATATACTTACTATCTTAGCACTAATAGTAATACTTTCATTACTATTATACTTTAAACACTACAATCCTCATTCCTAACTTATTATGAACACAACCATTCTTTACTCCTTTCCTAATGATTTAAAGTACAGATATATGTCCTTTAATACATATGAACAGGCACTAAAAGCAATTGAATTGTTTACACAAATCAATGTAAAAGCAGAGGTGAAAGTATGATTAATACATCACAAACTACCACCTACAATTTAACACTTTCAGCAGAACAATTTGATGCACTACATGAACTATTAGATGAGACAATTGCAGACTATAGTAGTGATTTAGATCTTGAATTAGTTGATCTAAATGATATTGAAATCTACCAAATATTACTACAAATGAATAGATTTACAGGAGGCAAATAACAAATGATTAATACAAACAATTACTCCCAGATTAGAGGTAGCGAGGTTATAAACAAGTTGACAGATTACAGTTATAATGTTAATATGTATGAGGAGATTATACATTATTATAATACTGAGAAATACACAGTTTTTCCACAGATTATTAACAATAGTTGTGGAAAAAGTATTAATTAGTGTGGATAAATGGTTAATTAAATGTATATGAGAGTTATAATAAGGGTTTGAAAAGTGTAATAAATAGAGGGTTAATCAGGTCACTAAATGTCTCATAGAGTAGTGATCTTGGGGAGCAGTCTAACAGAAACTCCCCCAAATGTCAAGAGAGTTGTTATAAAACTTCTGAGACATTTGCATTTTCTAACATACAACATTTTATACATAATAACACTTGACATTATTAGTGAATGGGTCTATAATAACACTATAAAGACTAACAGTTTTCCCCCACTAATCTGATGACAGTTCTTTACACTCAAGCACAACAAAAACAGGTGAGAGTAACACTAACTCTTTCTGTGGAAAGTGATTTTAATGCAAGGCAAATTGATTGGAGAAAGTTATTTGAATTAGAGGACAATGAGCAGGTAGAAAGTTATATTGAAGAACTGTGAATAACACACACTAAATGTTATTAGACCTGAGTAAGTCTCTAAACTATTCTGTACACTTTATTATTATGATTATGTCCACTAACTTTGCATTTTTCTTACTAGAGCAAACTGATAATGGAGCAGACATATTAGCAGTTCTAGATGATATCGTAGAGGTGGAAGATACAGTACTATAAGTTATAACAACAGTGTGGGTGTTATTTAATAGATAGCATCCACAATCTTATTAGTATTAGTATTAGTGAATAGCACAGTTGTTTTGTTATTATATGTTATTATTATGGGGTGCGTGATCGAAAAAAAGCAAACAACCCTAACCTACAGAGGTGACAAATTGAGCTAGCAATATCAATATCAAAAAATTTTTCCCTACAAAAAATTGCCCATGAAGTTTTTACTCTTATTACCTTTTAAAATAGGTAATTTTTTTATGTGGACCACCTTAGGAATTGTGGTGGTTTTCATATATAACATAGTAACATAGAGGGTATGGAAGACGTCAGTTATCACATATATGCAAAGGACAAAGTATTATATTGCAATTTGCCCCAAGATGATTTTGAGGAGAAATGGCAGCTCCTTAATGTGATGGTTGGATTAATTAAAACAGACTATACAGAGAAGGACTTATCATATATTAAACTTGCCCCCAAAGCAGGAGTTGGAGGACCAGGTAGGGTTATCTATAAACATGAATGGGAAGAAGATAGTTATTGACATATACATATAATTACTCTATAATTGAATTGAAGGAATTACAAACTTATGGCAAAAGGATTTACTGTTAAAGCAGCTACGCCCAAAAAGAAAGAACCAGATTGGGATTATGATGCTATCAAAGAAAGAATGAAAGGTAAGACCATAGTGTTTTGCTTACCAGGTAGAGGATGTAGTTATATCTTTTTAAAGAATTTTGTACAACTATGTTTTGACATGGTACAGAATGGTATGTCTATACAGATTAGTCAAGACTACTCATCTATGGTTAACTTTGCTAGATGTAAAGTATTAGGTGCTAATGTTCTCAGAGGACCAAAGCAGATTCCTTGGGATGGTAAACTAGAGTATGACTATCAATTATGGATTGACTCTGATATTGTCTTTACTACAGAAAAGTTCTGGCAATTGTGTGATATGGCAGTTCCAGCAGAAGAAGGTGAAGAGAAGAGAATCAGTGCTGGTTGGTATGCTACTGAAGATGGCACAACTACCTCAGTTGCTCACTGGTTAGAGGAAGATGATTTCAGAAAGAATGGTGGAGTCATGAATCATGAAACAGTAGAATCTATTAGTAAGAGAAGAAAGCCTTTTACTGTAGACTATACTGGATTTGGATGGGTACTCATTAAGAAGGGAGTATTTGAGCAACTTCCTTATCCTTGGTTTGCGCCAAAGATGCAAGTCTTTGAATCAGGTGCAGTACAAGATATGTGTGGTGAAGATGTCTCATTCTGTTTAGATGCAATTGAAGCAGGTGATGACATTTGGTGTGACCCAAGAATTAGAGTTGGTCATGAGAAAACAAGAGTAATCTAGGAGGAACTATGGCACTCTCAAAACAAGTACAAGACTCATTAGATGAGGCAACAGCATCACTTAGAAATGCTCTTGCTTTTTCAGCAAGAAGTGAAGAACCTTATATGAGTAAGCACATTGCTGATATAATGTTTTCTATAGAGAATCTTAAGAATGTTTCTAATGTTCTGGCGATCTCTGACAAGGTAATGAAGCAATTGGAGGATGAAGACTAATGCCCATACGAAAATCTCTCTCTGGTAATGATTTCGTAGAATCAATACCCAAAAAGACTTATCAAGGAAATGGCAAGCACACCAAGTATTCAGCTACCTCTAGTAATAAACCTAAGAAAAGGTATAGAGGGCAAGGAAAGTAAGAATGGAGGTCTATGATGACCTCCTTTTTTATGTTTAGGAGCTATATGAGTTTCATTTAGAGCACGTTTTAGCTCTAAAGTCTGCATAGATGTCATTTAATTAAGATAATTAATGTCAATCTTTATTTATAGCGTTAAAAAGAGCCAATACACTTGTACTGACCCTTCAAACCCTTAAAATTGAGACATTAATTATCTTAAGGACAGGGTAAACCCTGATTCATGAATATTTATACACAAATTGTGGACAAGTTTTGGATAATCTCCATGAAGTTCGAGTCTAAATAACTTATATTTACTGTATTTTTATGCCTGTAGAAAGGGTTAGTAGGGGATTCAAAGATCTGAGTATGACATTTCAGGTCAATCCTATCAATGCGGACTTAATTGCTACTCAAAACCAAACTGCTATTGCTCGTTCTGTAAGAAATTTGATACTAACAAGACCTGGTGAAAGATTTTTTAATCCAAATCTAGGTTCTAGGGTATATGAATTGCTATTTGACAATATGGATGACATTTCTGCCTCTATGATTGAGGATGAAATTAAAGATACTCTTGATAATTATGAACCTCGAGTCAAATTGAGGAGTGTAAGAGCAGTTCCTGACTTTGAAGGGAATGCTTTTGATGTAGTTATAACTTACGATATCATAGGAATTGATGCTAGTCCTCAACAATTAGCATTTGCACTACAGTCAACTAGATAAATGGCACTAGTAAACTTTACGAATCTAGATTTTGATCAAATAAAGACTTCACTGAAGGATTATTTGAGATCGAATTCAACTTTTACTGACTATGATTTTGAAGGATCTAATCTTTCTAGCATAATTGATGTATTAGCATACAATACTTACATCAGTTCTTACAATGCTAACATGATTAGCAATGAAGTTTTTATTGATAGTGCTACTTTAAGGGAAAATGTAGTTGCATTAGCAAGAAATATAGGATATACACCCAGATCTACCACTGCTGCAAAGGCAATTGTTTCATTTTTTGTAGATACAAGTGGTTTTACAACAAAACCTGTCACTCTAACTCTTAAAAAGGGAGTTGTGGCCACCTCTGCTTCAGTGTTTGGATCAGAAAGTTATGCATTTGCCATTCCAAGTGACATTACAGTACCAATTGTGGATGGAATTGCTACTTTTAGGGATGTCGTCATCTATGAAGGGACATATTTAACCACTAATTTCACAGTTTCATCAGAAAATCCTGCTCCTCCTACAAAATACATTCTTGAGAATGCAAATATTGACACTTCTACTCTAGAAGTGGGTGTAAGAGACACTCAAGCAAGTACAACTTCCAAAAAATTTGTATTTTCTGATACATTAATAGAAGTTACAGATAAATCTAGGGTATATTTCATTCAAGAAATTGATGATCAACGATATGAGTTGATTTTTGGTGATGGTGTGTTTGGTGAAGCACTCAAATCACTTAATTTTATTGAAGTTTCCTATATTACCTCTAGTGGATCTGCAGCAAACAACATTTCATCATTTTCTTTCAATGGAAGAATAGTAGATAACAACAATAACCTTGTAAGTACAGGAATTTCTATACTTACTACTATAAGTGACTCTACAGGTGGTAAAGAAATTGAATCTGTAGACTCAATTAAGCGTTATGCACCAAAAATTTACTCTGCTTTTAATAGAGCAGTGACTGCTGGTGATTATGAGGCATTGGTTCCTAAAATTTACCCAGAAACTGAGTCAGTTTCAGTTTTTGGTGGAGAAGAAATGACTCCTCCCCAATATGGAAAGGTTTTTATCACTATAAAACCATTTTATGGACCTTATGTACCAGATTCTATCAAAAATAACTTAAATACCACTTTAAGAAAATATTCTGTTGCAGGAATTGTGACTGAAATCTTAGATTTGAAGTATTTGTATGTAGAAGTTGATATTAATGCATATTATAACCCAAATTTAGCTTCTAGTTCAGATGCTGTAAGAACTGTCATATCTAATAATGTGAGCACTTATGCAGATTCTTCTGAAATGAATAAATATGGTGCAAAATTCAAATATAGTAAATTCCAAGGTGTTGTAGATAATAGTAGTAGTGCAGTGACTTCAAATATCACTAAAGTGGCAATGCGTAGAGATATGAAACCTGCATTAAATCAAAATGCAGAATATGAACTTTGTTTTGGTAATTCTTTCTATGTAAAGAATAATGATGGTTATAATATTAAATCATCAGGATTTACGATCTTTGGAACTAATCAAACTGTCTATTTGGCAGATCTACCTAATGCTGGAAATAGAACTGGTACATTATTCCTATTTTCATTGACATCTAAGAATAATCCCCAAATTATAAGTAGTGGGGTAGGTACAATTGACTATGAAAAGGGAGAAATTTTATTAAAACCAATTAATATAATTGGTACATCTAAAAAAGTTCAAGGAATCCCAATTATAGAAATTTCAGGTTGTCCTAAATCTAATGATGTAATTGGATTGCAAGATCTTTACTTACAATTGGATATTAACAATAGCACCATTGATATGGTGGTGGATTCTATTACTTCTGGTGACAGTACATCAGGAACTCTTTATACAGCAACTTCTAGTTACTTAAATGGTAATATAGCAAGACTCACTGATTCTGAATCTCAAAATACAACCCTTCTTTCCTCAGATACATATATTCTAGGAGCTTCTTCTACCCAACCATATTAATCTAGGTAATTAACACTATTATAAAGTAATGCCAGAAAATACAAGAGTCAAAATTAGCTCAGTTGTTAAAAATCAACTTCCTGACTTTATAAGGGGGGATTTTCCTCTTGCTGGAGATTTTTTAGAGCAATATTATACTGCAATAGAAAATCAAGGATCTACTCTTGATATTTTACAAAATATTGACAAATATGTAAAAATTGATGAATTAACAGATCTTATAGATTCTACATCTTTATCAACTAACGTAGGAATTGCTGATAATACTCTTTCTGTAGACTCAACCACTGGATTTCCAAAATCTTATGGTTTGCTTCAGATTAATAATGAAATTATTACATATACAGGTATTACTACCAATTCCTTCACAGGGTGCTCTAGGGGGTTCAGTGGCATCACTTCTTATAGAAGTCCTAGTCAACCTGATGAACTAGTTTTCAGTCAATCTGGGATTGCTACGCACTCTTCTGGGGCAGTAGTCAATAATTTAAGTATTAGGTTTTTACAAGAGTTCTTTAAAAAGGTAAAAAGACAAATTACACCTGGATTTGAAGAAAGAACTCTATCAGATGATATTAATAAGGGATTATTCATAAAACAATCAAAAGATTTCTATTCTTCAAAGGGAACTGACCAATCTTTTGAGATTTTGTTTCGTGCGCTTTATGGAAAAGACGTAGATGTCATCAAACCTAGAGATTATCTCTTTATACCCTCTAGTTCTGATTGGAAAGTTTCAAAACAGATTGTAGTAGAAGCAATTGATGGAGATCCTAATGATCTTATCAATAAAAACTTATTTCAGGATAATGTGTATGGATTCCCTAAAGCAAATGGAGCGATTAGTAATGTTGAGGAATTTATAAGAGGTGAGAAGACCTATTATAGGTTGAGTTTAGATTATGATAAAAATTTAGATAGAGTAAGTGGTAATTTCTCAATTCATCCTAATACTAAACTTATAGATTCTATTTCTATAGGATCTACTGTACTAACAGTGGATTCAACTGTTGGATTTGGAACTACAGGAACTTTAGTAGCAAACTATGCAGATGGATCATCTTCATCTATAGATTATACCTCAAAGTCATTAAATCAATTCTTTGGATGTTCTGGTGTTGATAAAAATATTTCTACTAAGCAAGATTTAAGATTAGATGCATTTGCATATGGATATTCTGGATTAGGAACTGCAAATGTAGTTAAAGTCAAAGTAACAGGAGTTTTATCAGATTTAGATATTAATATTGATGATAGTATCTATAGTCAGATTAATGATTATATTGAACCTAAAGGTTTAGGGTCTAATGATAATAGTCAACAAACTAAACATCTATTTACCAATATTTCTGTTACTTATACTGTAGAAAGTATTGAACTTATTGACGAATCAAACTTTACATATAGATTAACTCTTTTTGATCCTCATAATTTTATTATAGGTGATAATGCTTTAATTAATAACTTATCTTGTGAGATCATTTCTCTTGTCAGTTCTAAGGAAGTTTTAGTTAAAGGTTCTGGTGAACTTAATCCTAATACAACTTATAAGATTCAAAGGTTAATATCTAAAGCTAAATTAAGCAATTATCCTAGTGCTAATATTTTTACTACAAATGTTCAGAATTCTTATGTAGATGATGCAGGAATAACATATATTGCATCACCATCTATTCCTGATTATTTGGGTGATTCTTTAGATATTAGAAATACCACTTTAACCTTTTCTGGAGAGTATGATGGAAGTGAAGAGATCACTATTTCAAATCATGGTTTATTAACTGGTGATAGAGTAAGATATGTTGGTGGTGGAAGTGATAATGAATTAGATATTAACGAATCTGAATATTACGTCAAAAGAGTAGATATTAATACTATTAAGATTGCTAATAGTAGTGCAAATATCTATAATGACACATATGTGTCATTTACAGGAAATGTAACAGATAATAAATTTGAAATTGCTGAATTTTTCCAAAAATCAATACAATCACAAAAATTAATCAGAAAAATACAAAATCCAGTATCTTCTGTTATTTCAAAAGAAACTCCAAAAGGAAAAACTGGAATTTTGGTTAATGGAGTAGAAATATTAAATTATAAGTCTAAAGATGCAGTTCACTATGGTCCTGTAGAAGAAATAATAGTTACCAGTGAAGGTAACAACTATGATATTGTTAATCCTCCTATTTTAGATCTAACTGACCCTGTGGGATTAGGAGCATCAGCTTTTTGTGAAGTTCAAGGAAATGTAACAGGAATAGATGTTATAGATGGAGGATTTGATTATTTAACACAACCTACTTTAAAAATAACTGGAGGAAATGGTTCAGGGTGTATTGCATATGCTAATCTATTTTTAAAAACTCATAGTGTAAAATTTAATTCTATTGAAACTGCAGGATTAGTAAATCTTACAAATAACACAATAGGATTCACTACTTTCCATAAGTTTAGGGATGGAGAACTTGTAATCTATAATACAGATAAACAAACTGCTATTGCAGGTCTAACTACTCAATCTGCTTATTATTGTGCTATTAAAGACTCTACTACTGTTTCTTTGCATAAGACATTTGAAGATGCTATAGCAGGTATCTCTTCCATTAATATGACAGATTATGGAGCAGGAATACAAGAATTAGAATGTGCAAATAAGAAGAGAGTTATACAATCAGTAAGTATTGGAAATTCTGGTTCAGGATATACTAATAGATTAACTTCAGTTACAGCAGCAGGAATTAATACTTCAACTGATATTATTTCTATTGCTAATCATGGATATAAAACTGGAGAGTTATTAAGGTACAGTACTAAGTCTACTCCTATTACAGGACTATCCACGTTAACAAATTATTATGTAACAGTAATAGATGGTGGTTCATTTAGATTATCTGCAGTAGGAGTAGGATCTACAGCACCAAGTTTTTATTTAAGGAATAAAGATTATATTGATTTTGTCGATAGTGGCACTGGAATTCATGAATTTAATTATCCACCTATTGAAGTAAGTGTGAAGGGACATATAGGAGTCTCTACTCTTTCTGGTCAAAACTTTAATGCTGTTTTAAGACCTGTAACTAGAGGATCTATAAAATCAGTTTATGTTGAGAGTGGTGGAATTGGGTATGGATCTTCAGATATAATCAATTACAATAAACAACCATTATTCACTTTAAAGAAAGGTAAGAATGCTCAATTATTACCTATAGTAGATGGTGGCAAATTATCAGAAGTTATAGTGTTGAATGGGGGAACTGAATATAACTCTCCTCCTCAATTAAAAGTTTTAGGTAGTGGTAAGGGAAGTAAAATCATTCCTATTTTAAAAGCAGGATCTATAGATTCTGTTACCATAGTTCATAGTGGTATAGGTTACACATCTTCAGATGTATCTGTAAAAGTAACACCTAATGGTGATGGAGCTGATCTCTATTGCAATCCAAAAACTTGGACAATTAACACTGTTGAAAGATTGATACAGAATGATCAAATTACTTCTGATGATGGAGTTGTAAGTGTTGGATTAAATGAAGATTATGGTCTTGAATATTCTCATTTATATGCTCCTAGAAAATTAAGACAGTCTACTTATGCTGAAAAATCTATAGGAGATAAGCAAGTCTTTGTACCTGATCTAATTCTTGAAGAAGATATTGAAAAGAACTCAATTAACCATTCTCCAATCATAGGATGGTCTTATGATGGATCTCCAATTTATGGTCCTTATGGATATACTAAGAGTGATGGAGGACCTATTAAAATCTTAGAATCTGGATATTCTGCTTCTTTATCGACAGAGAGACCTAATCCTTTAACTTCTTCAGAACAGGAGATATATCCTTTAGGATTTTTTGTAGAGGATTATTCACACCAACCAGATAAAGATTTAGATGAGCATAATGGAAGATTCTGCAAAACTCCAGAATATCCCAATGGAGTCTATGCTTATTTTTCTACCATCAATCCTCAATCTTTAGATTCTGATGGGGCATTTAAAAATTACAGAAAACCTCAATTCCCATATTTTATAGGGGAATCATATAAACACGAAACTATAGAATATAATTTTAAATTTGCTTCAAATCAAGATGATGTTAATTTAAATGGAAGTGGTTTATCTAGAAATACTGCTCCTTATAATTTCCTTTTTAATGACACTGAATATGAATTCTTAGTAGACCCTAATAAAATTTACAATCAAAAATCTTATGTAAGAAATGTATCTTCTGGTAAGATACAGAATGTAGGAGTGAGTTCTGGTGGAATTGGATATAAAGTTGGAGATAGTGTAATATTTGATACTGATACTGGTGGATATGGAGCAAGAGCATCAGTAAAAGATCTTGATGGAAAAACTGTAAATCAAGTTAGTATCGCTAACTCTGAGTTTTCAAATGTAGAGTTTATATTAAAGAGTAATGGTCAATTTGTAGGATATACTACTGTTCCTCATAATTTCTATGTTACTGATTTAATTAGCATCTCTGGATTAAATACATCTGGACTTGTTAACAATTCTGTAAGAGCATGTGGAGTTGCAACAGATACATTTAAATTATTTGCTGGTGTAGGAACTGCTGCTGCTACTGGCATAGTAACTTACTTTAGTTTAGATCCTAATGTGAAAGTTGATGTAAGATCAAATGATGTTTTAGGAATAGGAACAGAAAAAGTAAAAGTATTAAATATTGATTCTTTATCTTCAAGAATTAGAGTATTGAGGCAACATGATTCTACTACAGGAAGTGCTCATACTGCAAATTCTCTCATTTCTCAAAATCCAAGAACTTTATCATTTAGTCCTGATAGGAAAGTTGAAAATTCTAATTTTAGATTAAATAATGAATTATATTTTAATCCAACAGAATCCATAGGATTGGGAACTATTTCTGGTGTAGGAATTGGGTCTACCTTAGTTTTCTCAAATCCAGGCACTGGAATAAGTGAAATATTCATTCCAACCAAATCACTTTACTTTAAAAATCATGGATTGGATACTGGAGATGCTTTAACTTATAGAACCAATGTAGGTACTGCAATTTCTGTATCTACTGATGGAATAGATGGATTTGCACTTACTAATGGACAAACAGTTTATGCTGCTAAGATAACTCAAGATTTAATTGGAATAGCCACTGCTAGAGTGGGAGTGGGATCTACTGGATCTTGGGTAGGAATTAATAGTAGTGTTACAACTTCTACATTGTATTTCATAGGTGTAGGAACTGGAGTATATCATAGTCTTAAAACCAATTATGATAATGTTCTATCTGGATCTGTTAACAGAACATTAGCAACTGTATCTACTGCTTCTACACATGGTCTTAAATCAAATGATTTCATTAATTTAACTGCTCAACCTGGAATTACTACTACTATAAAGGTAGCATATAACGATTATAATAGAAGAATTACTATAAATCCAAGATCCTTTAGTTCTTCAGATGTTAATGTCACTGCTAACACTATTACCATTGCTAAACATGGTTATGTGAATGGTCAAAAAGTTGTATCTACTGCTACTACTTCTCCTGGAGGATTAGTAGATAATGGAATTTATTATGCTTATATTGTAGATGAAGATACTATTAAGTTATCATCCACATATTATGATTCTATAAATCCAGCTCCTAAGGTAATTAATATAACAAGTGCTTCTGATGGTACTATTTCACCAATCAATCCTCTTATTAAAACAGAAAGGAATTTAAAAATATATTTTGATTTATCAGATTCATCTCTATCATTTACCAATAATGAGATCTCATATAGTGCCTTTGATTTTAATTTATACTCTAATGATGAATTAAGTTCTATATTTGATACAACAGCAGAAACTGATACTTTCAATGTTTCAAAATCTGGTAGAATTGGTATAGATGCAGCTGCAAATCTTACAGTTAGTAAGGTAGGAGATATTAATAAGGATTTATATTATAATTTGATTCCAATCAACAAAACCTTAAATTCAGAAGTTAAGACTGGAATTGTTAGAGATAAAGATAATATTGATAATTCTAATACTCTTACTTTAGTTAATAGTTCTCTTAATGGTCCTCATCAAATAGTTGGTTTTGGTACTACTACATTCTCATTTAGTTTGAGAAAAGCACCTCCAAAATTAAATTATGTGGCAGCTGATGGTGAGTTCTTCTATGATACAAATTCTAAAAATACAGATGGTTCAATTAACTCTGTTGAGATAACTGGATCTGGAAGAGAATATAAAAAACTTCCAGGTATTAGTAGTGTTACTTCTATTAATGGAAAAGATGCATTATTAAATCCTACAAGTTTTACTATTGGTAGAATAACTGATGTTGATATTCAAGATATTGGATTTGATTACCCATCAGACAGAACTCTTAGACCTCAAGCTCAAATACCCCAATTAGTTAAATTAGATGCTCTTAGTTCTATAAAATCTATAGGAATTACTTCTGTAGGAACAAATTATTTAAATTCTCCTGGATTGGTAGTTTTAGATGGACTGACTCAGAAAAAAGTTGAAGGTATAGATTTAGATTATGAATTAGGAGATACTGAAGTAACTATTTTAAGGAATAGTAGAACTTTAAATAATTTTAATCCTACTATTATTCCTGTTGATAATTCCAATGGAATTACTATTAATAACGTTGATTTTAATAGTGGAACTAAGGATGTAACAGTAACCATTGGAGCTAGCTTTAGTGATGCTGCAGATTATCCATTTGAAGTAGGAAAGAAAGTATTAGTAGAAGGTGTTAGTGTTGGAGTGGGAAGTACAGGAAAGGGTTATAATAGTGCAAATTATGATTATACTTTATTTGAAATCTTAGCTACAGATCCTAATATTGGAGGAACTTTGGGAACTGTAAGATATA